GCTACTCTTACTGTGTGATTTACTAACTCTATAAAATTTATCATTATTGGGTCAATGGGTTATTTTCTTGTGTAGGTCTATTTACTGCATTTACTGTTGCTGCTGCCCATTCATCCCAATCGCTAAAGGAATAAGGGCTTGGTATTGCTACGCCCTGGGAAGCAAACAACGCAATGCCGTTAAAGCCACACGCCCATTGTTGCCAATCAGTTTTATCGTTTGGTATTTCTAATTGTTGCGCACCAAACGCTTCTACCATTAAACTTGCCCAAGACTCAAACGTATGATACCTCGGATCATAAATCAGAGCAATGGTCATTAATACGGTCTCACATCACCAACATCTGCACTTAATACTAAGTAACCTAATTGATAGTCACCATTGATAACGTTGCTTTCAAATTTTAAACGCAACTCTCTTCTTTGTTCGCGCATATCAACTTTTTTAGTTGTTGGGTCAAAAAGATAAGGCCCTGTTGTTTCATCATCAGATTGTGCAAATGGCCTACCTGTAACATATAAACTCATTTCTCCGTTTTGTACAAAATCAGGCTCAACACGTTCTAATCGCAGCCAGTAATTATCGCCAGCTAATGCTTGTTGTGCAGGCCCTCCTGTAATCCAACCTAAATTGCTTGTTTCAAAATAACTTTGAATAGCAAGTGCTGTACTACCTTGAATATAATCAACGCCAATTTCGTGCTGGAATAATGATACGTAATCAGTTGTCGCTGTCACTAAAAGCTGGAATCCTGTTCCGCCAGCAAGCGCATCAAAATCAGGTGAAGTTAATAAATCTAAATTAACGTATCCAACACCTTTGGTTGTCACATCAACTTCTGTAACAACGCCGCCATCAACAGTAATTGTTGCATAGCATGTATCATCGCCAGACCCATTGATTAAATTTTGGAATGGATATACACCATCATCGTACCCTGATCCTTCATCATAAATCTCAAAAAGATCAACGCCACCAGTTGCATTAATATCCCATGAAGCATTAAGTGGATAATGAAATACTTGTGAGAAGTAGCCAGCTGAACGACGTGCACCTATAGCTTGGCCTGCATCATACCAACAGTTTTCACGGATGTTATATACAATTGCATCAGTACATTCAGTAGCTGTGCCGCGTGGATAGAACCACCAAATTTCACCATAACGAGGCACTTTATTTGCATAAACTTTCTGACGTTGTTCGTAATTAAGATTGTCAAAGAAATAGTTTTGGTTCATGTTGTTTGGTATCTCTTTTACAACACCGTTATATAACATAAAGCGGTCAACACCAATCCAATAATAAATACCGTCGTACTCAACAACACATTGTGATGACATAATAGATGTCTGTGATGAGATCACATCATAACGCCAATAAAATGTAGATGCTGTAGGGCCTGTACTTACTGTTGTTGGTGTATAAGATACACGAATAAGAGAGTCAAGAGCCCAGAATAGCCCTGAGGGAGAGTTAGAGCCGCCACGAACGGGAAGACCCTTGACTATTTTAGTTGATGCTACGTTTGTTTCGTTAGCATCTGCTGATACCCAATCAGCTGTATTACCTGCAGCGCAATTTCTAATAAGGCCATTGTTACCGTATACAAATGTATATGGATGCAATACTACTACACCGCCTGATACTGATACATTATTATTAAAAGTAAATGTAAGCGTTGTAGAGGCTCCAACAGCAACTTCTACTTCAAATCCTGTTCCTACTGGAAGTGTTGGACATGTTAATAAGTCACCTACTACATAACCGTCACCAGGATTATTATAAACGCATGTTGTAACTATGCCGCCTGAAACAGTAATATCAGCAGTAGCTCCAGTTCCTGTGCCACCTACTAATGGTTCGTTTGTATAAGATCCATCTGTGTAAGTTGATCCAGGGTCTGTAATACTAAGGCTAGATATAGGAACGCCAACAGGTTCGGTAAGAACCGCGGTTGTTCCGCTTGTGATAGAAACTACAGTTGTATTTGATGGAACGTTTGTGCCAGTCACTGTTTGGCCTGCGCCAACTAACAAGTTAGTTGCATCTAATACAATAGTAGTTGTACCATCAGCAGTACCTGTGGCTGTAAATACGCCGACAGGAGATAGTGTTGTGCCTGTAATATCTCCACTTAAAACTGGGGTATTAATATCACTTGCAATGTCATTTAAGTTTTGGCCAGGATGAGCTAATAGTTGCTGATAACCAGTGCCATATCCATCAAACTCTGAATCAAACTGCCAAAGATTATTATCGTTTGGAGTGAATCCAGTGAGTGTAAAATCTTGTAAACCAGCGCCAATACCAAGATTATTAATTGCTAATACTTGTAGACCGTTGTTATATCCACTAAATACATTATTAAAATTATTATTTGGGTCAAGATACATACCTCTTGATGGGCCTGAAAGATTGTTAATAATCTCTCTATAGCCTTGCATTTTACGTGGGCGGCCACGTTGAAATCTTACCCAGCGACCATCAGTGTAATAGTTTCTATCTAATACAGTGCCATCACGCTGTATGCCAGGTTGGGTATCAAGACCAAAGACCTTCTTTGTCAATTGAAGTTTCCTCCAGAGATACCACTTTCAAAGTTGCCAGTGCCTGTAGTTTCAATATCTAAATCAGTTGCATCAAGTGTTGTGCCGCTAATATCAAGCGCTTTTGTGCCTAATACTGTGATTCCCATATGACCTGCAGCAGGACGATATATACCTGTTGTTGTTTCATTTAAAAATGTTAATGATGGCGTTGATTCTGTACCATCAACCAACGTAATAAAGGTACCGCCAGATTGAACTGTATTTGCATTATAGAAGTTATATCCATCACAAATAACTGATACTTGATTGCCTGAAGGAACAACAACATTAGAGCCTAATCCAGTTGTAATAGTAAGTGTAAATCCATTGTCTGTGACTTGATTTGAAATAACATATAATGCCACTACTGGAGGATAGTAAACAGTTACATCAGATATTAATGAACCTACATATTCTTGAATAACAGAAGTTGCTTGTTGTGTATTTAAGTAAACATCACCACCTGTGACAGGTAAAATAAGCGCTGTAAAAAAGAAATTAGAACTTGAACCATAACCTACGGTTACAAAGTTTGTACCATCACAAACAATAAATGCGTCTTCGTCAGGCTGAAATGTTTTAGATACGTCTTGATTTAAAAGATCAGAACCTTGTGTAAATACAGTGACAGTTCCAGATCCATTATTTTTAAATAATGTAAACCAGTTATTACCTACTGTTGAAGCTAGTGGAAGATAAACGTCTGTAGCGCCGCCATCCCATATTTTGGTTTGTGCGCGGTCTGACGCTGTAAATGTATATAACGGTGTGACTGCTGATGCTGGATGACTTTGATTTAATGTTGTAGATATAGCCATCAAACCTAAACCAGCTAGAGCATTAGCGTCTGAACTTGATGATCCTATACCAAAGGCAATAACTCCCCATACACCAGCGGTTGTTGAATTGTCTGTGACATAAATATATTGAGCTTCGCCCGCTGCAACAGAAACAATTGTATTTCCATCAAAATCTAATACAGTAAACGCTGATGCGCCAATGTTTCTAATTAAAGCATCTTGTCCAACAGATATTTGATTTGCTGGCGGCATGTATAGACTAAGTCCACCAGTAGTAGGTAGAATGTCCATAATACGCGCTGCAGGGAATTGTGCTGGCGTAGTATTAGAAGGCCACTCTAATTGTAAATCTGTTGTAAGTGTATACGACGCATAACTTACGTCGGTAGGTAATATTACATCACCAGTAAACGGGCTAACATATGATGGCATTATGTATCCAATACTGTAGCTTGACGATCACCAATACGTTGTACGTCTTCAGCTTTAAGTGTTTGCATGATGGCGCTATATTGAGCTTGCCACATAGGAGTACGCTCATCATTTTTAAGGAATGGCATAGCTTGCAATAATGAACCATAAAGCAATGCTTGTGGTGCATATTGAGTAAACCAGTTTGTTTGATTAGTTGAGTCTAAAGGTTGTACACGTTCGTAATACAATACTTCAAAGTCATATGGTAAATCAGGTGTAGGTGCGACTAACCAATTATCATAGTTATAATCGCAATAGAATTTAGGTATATCTGTTTGAGCTTGATCGGGCCAGTATTCTCTTAAGTACTCATACTTACGAAGCAATACAGGCTGTTTATTGTTTAAAACATCTGTGACGTTCATAGACACAGTTTTGTGCCAGCGAGCAGGTTTAGCAATCACTGGGTTACCAGCAACCATTGTGCTTTCAACAACAGTTAAGTTACCAAGAAACTTGATTTCTGACGCAATAATTTGCTCAGCCAACATAATGAAAAGAGGGATCTTTTCTAATGTCGCTGTGTCATTACGTTCTAGGTATGATTGTATGTTTTCGACAAGGCTGTCATATGTCATCACTACTGCAGTTGTCATGCTAATCCTTTTAAAAATAAAGCGCGTTCATCATTACGACGCGTTACTAGGCCTTTAAATACTTTGCCACCAGCCTTTGTATATTTAAGAAACTCGTCAGCGGCGCCTTGAATATCCCCACGCAAAACCTTCTGACGGAGTGTTGAAGACTGAAGTCTCCCAGCACCACAATTAAAAGCAAAGCTACACAAAGAATCGAATTGACCTTGTGTAAGAGGAACAGGACATAAACGCTCGACACTCTTCTCAAACCTCGCTAAATCTTTTCTTAATAAACTATCTATTTCCCCGATTGTAAACGATCTATTCCATTCTGGGGGAAGTGTTTTGCCGTCGCCAATCAAATGACCAACGCCCACTGTCCAGAGTCCGATGCAGTCCTTATATGGTTTTAATCGTACACCTTCGTGGTGCTTGATCATCTTCAAACCTTCGTCTGATATTTTCATTTACCACTCATTTTTTCCCATTGGCGGGACCCAAAATAAAATCCTATTATGCTCGCCACAATCGCCATTTCCTGGTCTGAGAACACCTCAGTCATAGCTAAACCAAAGT